TGTGGCATTAGTTAGTTTGGTAGCAACTTGTGCTGACTCCAACACCCGCTCTACACCAAAACTTTTACCTACACCTGGAGGGCCTGTTACAACCATTCCACGAACAACTCCATCAATAGCGGCCTCTGTCATATCTTCCAAAATTTGGAACCGCTCACGTAGTCGTTCAATTACTTGTTCATCAGTTTCTTCTGGCTTAACATCCACATTCGGTGTGCCTACTGATGCATTATCTTCAACGTCTTCAAAACTGTTTGCGCTTTCCACTTTAATGCGGATCTTACGATCTGGCATTCCTGGGATGTCTTTACCACACACTGTGATAAATCCGCCATTGCGGCCTATTTTAAAAGGCTTCTCAAGTTTAAAAACGGTATCTTTGATTGTTGCTCCGGCATATACTCCGGTTAAAACACGTACTTTTTGCATTGGTTCTCACTCCTTTTGCATTAACTATACATACATGATAGCACTCAGTGCCGACAATGTCAAGCCTTATTTGTAATTTTTACTCTATTAATTACAGTTTCTTTGCATTTACTGAATTTACTGATGCTTTGTTCTTTAACAAACCCAGTAACGTCCATTGTTTTACCAACAAGGATGTCACTGATATCTGGATCTTTGCTCCAGAAGAACTTAACTAGGTTTACGTCGCCCTCTACACCAGTTACCAAATGAATGTTGTATTTGGCAATGAATTTGATATCTTGGATTAGGAGGCTGAACTTAAACCGCTTGCCAACGTTGCCAACATACTCACTGGTGTGACGTTTTTCATCGTAAAACTCTTCCATTTCGTCACGTTGTTTCTGGATACGCAAACTGTTGGGCAAACTGGCAATTACACTAACACCATAATTGTCTACTTCAGTATGGTTAAGCAATTGTCCCACAGTGTCTTCAAACCCGTTAACATTGCCTGTTAGCTTCTTCATTACAATAATACTGTCAAAGTAATCTTTAAGCTCTAGAGCTTGATCACGATGTGTTTGTGTTATTGTAATTTCTGGAGCCTCCGGGCTTTGCTGTAGGATTCTGGCAATAGCTGTCTTGTTGTCAAAGACATTGGATTTTTTATCATAATCGTGATATCCATAACCACTCTTAATGAAGCCTTGGTGCTCATCAACTGCAATAGCAAGCGTCATTACTTCAATGATATCATATTTCTTTTTCATTGTCTGTGCCTTTTGCTTTGTTTACCCAACCATTATACAATTGTTAATTTACAATGTCAATGATTTCTTTGCCACTTTGGAATTGAGACTTTAACCAAAACTTATTGTTATCAAAGTACTCCTGAATCGTACATGGTTCTGATTTCCAGTCCGCTCGTTCATTCATTGCGGCCTGATACATGTTGTTCACAAATAGTCTAAAGTTGCTATCATCAGGCATATGTGTCTCCTATATGTTTGAAAGATTAGCAGGAGCCTTGAAGCCCATGCATTGTAGTTGGGTAATGGCACTGCCTAGTTTACTGGTTTCACGCTTAACTTCAATACGTGTTCGTTCACCTTCTTTTTTCATTACCTTTGGTTTTAAACTATGATTGATAAACGCAAAGACATCATTGGCTTGCCGCTGTGTCATCTCCGTCATATCAAGTAGTCGTTGGCGTGGAGTAGCCGTGCCACGAATATAATTTAAATCTGAAACAACAGTTCTAAGATCTACACTCATTTCTAACTCCTTTCTTATTTAATATACTACTATTATACGGTAAGACGTCTTGGTTGTCAAGCCTTTTTGCAACTTTTTTTACACATTTTCGTAAGGTGTATTCCATTTACCAACTTGGATATCAGTGTAGTGGCTACGGCTAAAGTAGTCAGTCATTGCATCATCATCGTTATAGTACTTGGGACCTTTCATTGCGTCCAGTAGTTCGTTTAAAAACTTACGCTGTACACCGTTATAGTGTTGGTCGATCCAGTACTCATTGACTTGGATATAACCTTCTCCGTGTGTAAAGTTATCGCTAAAATCAATAGCACCTGATTTAATATTAACACAAAGTGTTGAGTGGTTACGAACAGCAATACTGGCTTTCATGTTGTACTTTTTTAGTACAGTTTTGATACCTGGTGCTAATTCTTTTTTGTCTGCTTGTGATACATATGCCATTTGCTAACTCCTGTTTGCTTAACTTATACCATCATTATACGGTAAGACGTCTTACTTGTCAAGCCTTTTATGCAATTTGTTTTAGCATACTGGCAGTAACTTTCCACTGTGTTCTCGAATTGTTATCAAGTACAACAACAGTCTTTTGATTAACTTTTGTAACCCGACCTGTTACTGTAGCATTACGGCGTCCAGTAAAGGATACAATGTCACCTATCACAAACGAACGTGATGCTTGGCGAGCAAGGAATGTTTGACGCAATTTAACTGCTTCGATCATCTGATTCAATTCATCACGGTCACTGTTTCGGATTGCTGTAATTACTGTGTTTACGTTTGACATATTTACTTCCTTGCTTTATTTAATTATACCACTATTATACGGCAAGACGTCTTACTTGTCAACAGAAAACAGAAAAAAAAGGCAAGAATAAATCCTGCCTAATCAAGTACTTGTAATTTTTATTGGTTTTATTGTGATTTTTTTATTGTTTGATAAGTAATTATGTAACAGAATGGATGTTCGCAGACGATATTTTTACAATTTTTGCAACACACATCGTGTTAGCTATATATAACAAGGCCTGGCCACACCTTCTGTTACACTACAAACTTACATCTTCAAGTCCTGCCGCACGTAACTTCACAATGTTATTGATCTGAAATTGCTTGGCATCCAGTGCCTTTGATAGGCCTATATACTTGTTTCGTATCAAGGCAAATTCATTGATAAGATGCTGTTGGTCCACAACGTCTGGGTCACCATCAACATACTTTTCTGCATCGCGACTAGTAAGTTGTCGGTTGTAATGCTCCAAGAACTTCCTGAATTTGTCACTACGCATTTTACGTAGTTCTATGTTTAAGAATTCCAGAATACTTTCAATCTCTTGTAACTGTCCAAACCGCTGCTCAACTACCCCAGGCATATCACGACTGTGTTTTTCAACACTGCCGCGAAGCCCGGTTTGTAGTCTAGCCTCAACTAACTCTTTTTCATAATAGTTAATGGCAGATACAATTTGACCTAAGTCATTTCTTATCTTTGATAACCAATTGATCATTTAGTACTCTGATTCTTCGGCGTACTCGTCTACGTCGTCAGCTACAGAATATTCCTTAAGAGCACGATCCAAAATGCTACAAACTCCGTGAAGTTCATTGGCATTTTCTTCTAGATCGCACAAAGCACTGTCCTGTATTGCACTTAAAAAGTGCTGTGCTGCTTGATTGCGGTCCTTGACTGGAACATATGGTTTAACACTGTCCCATAGTTCTGCAAGACTTACTGCTTCATTGCTTGAAAGTTTCATTATTATTCCTCAGTAGTGGATAAGTTTTCATCAAGGCTATTTAGTTCTTCTTCTGACATATCTTCAGGATCTTCAATAACAGGTGAATTAGCTTTGTCAACTGCAATATCATCCCATTCTGACATAATAAGATCTAAGGCGCCATCTTTATTGGCATTCCAAGGCTTGCGGAACATTTTAATTACTTCGCCAGTTACGTGGCTAGTATACTCTAAACTGTTACCGCTTTTCTTAAGAACTTCCTTTGCTTCCAAAAACTCTACAAGTCCACTATATGGGCTCATACCTGTTTCATATGGAATTTCAACTTGTACACTTTCAAAGGGTTTAGCATAACGTGTTTTCATTACTTTACACGCCGCTCTAATACCATGTACTTGTGACGTCTTATTGCCGTCTGCGTCTACTTTTAGTTTAAGTTTACGCATAGCAACCACAATACTACTCGCATAGATAAAGCCTTGACCACCTGAAATCTTATCATCTGGATCAAACATATCTTGCGATGCATATGTGTGGTTGGTTGCCATTAGTCCTACATTGTATTCGCCCAACATGTTAACAGTGTTACGAACCAATGATGTTAGTGCTTTAGGCTTACGGCCCAAGTCACCTTTCATATCACCTGCTTCAAACTGTTTAACATCAGTTGGGGTCAACATCATGCCTAATGAGTCAATCACAAACAATACCTTAGGACGTTCATCCTTTTCTTTGTCTGCGTAATCTTTTTTGTAGTCTATCATGAAATCACTCATAACTTTGGCTACATCGTCAATCATTGCTAAGTTAAGTTTTAGCAATTTTTCAGGACTGGTGTCTACATCTAGTGCATGCAACCAAGTCTCGTCTAGTGCGTTTTCAGTATCAATCAGCACAACAAAAATGTTTTGATCCTGTGCTTGTTTAACGATATTACCAGCCGCAATGTATGATTTACCTGCACCTGATTCACCAGCTAATACTGATACTTTTCCTAGTGGGATACCTTTATCAAAGTCTCCACTGATTAGTTTGTTTAGGGTAAAGTTACCCGTGCTGATCCATGTATCTGGATCATTAAACCCGACACTAAGTCCGGGTACCGCTTTAGTAATACTCTTGCGGAATTTGCTTACGTCAAATGGTCTTGGCATATTAATCTCCTGTAGTATGGGTAAGGGTAGTAAAAGTGGGGGATTAATTCCCCCACTCTAAAGTCAGCTAGCTGGTTTAGTTTTTACGAGCTCTAATCGCCGCAAGAATGTCTTGGGCACTTGATTGTCCAGCGTCTGCGGCTGGTGCCGCTGGTGCTGGTGCTGACTCTGCAACTGCTTGTGGCGCCGGTGCCGGTGCAGGTGCTGTCACTGCTACAGGAGCAGGTGTTGATGCTGATGTACTTGAAGTAATATTATCCAAGTTTACACCTGCTGGACGATAAAACTGTCCAAAGCGAGCCGGATCATACAGTTGACCATCAACACTAGCTTCGAACATTTCAAAGATAGCATTAACGCCTTCTGCTGTTGGCTTCTTGGGCATAAAGTCGTCCAGGTTATGCAGACCGTTTGTTGCAAGTACATTACGCTCTTCTTCAGTCAAGCCACGCTCTTTACGAGCCCAGTTTGATGTTGAGTAATCTGCATACTGACCTTTTTGTGTTTTTGTAAGTTTAAAGTCAGTACCTTGCTCATAGTCTGTTGGAATTTCTGGGAAGTCCGGATCCATGAGTGCCGCTTTAATAATATTAAAGATACTAGGATTAATAATAAACCTACGTACTGGGTTCTCAGGAACACTGTCTTCTTTTAGAGGACTGTCTACAACATATCCTTGAAACAAGTAACTACGCTTTTTCCAGTACTTACGTGCCATATCTTCCATACTTGGATCTTTGAACCAAGGACGAATTTCAGCATGCACTGGGCAAGTTTCTCCGCTCCACATTTCCATACATGGAACCGTTACTGTTACGGGTTTATGTTCGTCTCCGCCAGCGACACCGCTGAATGGAATACGGATCATTTGACGTTCACGCCAAAAGTAAGTATTCGTTTCATCACCGTCTGGGAGGAATCTCAATGTTGCCGATTGACCTTCTGGGATATTCCAGAACGCATAAATTGCGTTATCGCCACCATATGAGTTACTGCGGGTATTACCGCCTTTTTCTTGTTCGAGCAATTTTGCTCTGATTTCTGCTAAAGATGCCATGATTAGTTCTCCTATATTAGCCTTTATTAGTAACTAGGTTCAATACCTAATTTTGTGTCGCCACATTATGTGACATTTGCCTAAGTTTGTATAATACACTTATACGTTGAGCATGTGTATACTATACTATATTTGATGTGCTTTGTCAAGCCTTTATATTAAAAAATCTTCTGGATTATATTTACTAAAAGATTCGTCAATTTGCTTGTACACATCTTCGGTTGCATCAACTGATGCTTCCTTAGGATTATCCATATTAACACTTCTTGTTAAGTATGTCAATACTTTATTTGCTACTGATACTTGTTTTGGGTCCATGTCGTGCATGTCCGTTCCAAGTTGCATTAGCATATTACCAAGCTCGTCATCCCTTACGTGCTTAGAAAGATATCCTGAAAACGCTGCTTGACGTTCTAATTCTTGACGAAATTGCAGGTTTTCAGGATGATCAGGATCGGAGGCGTCGATTGGTTTACTTAGTGTAAGATCGTCGCCACCTGTGACTTTAGTAACCAAGGCCGTTAAGCGATGTGCTCGACCTTTTGTATCTGATATTTCTCTCACTACTCGTGCAACATGCGGTAACGCTGAGGCAACATTCTCATCAAAAGTACGTACAGTAAATTGGTCTCTGAGACTATCAAGTCCTTCTTCTTCTAATGAAACCGTTTCTTGATTACCTTCATAACCTTCACTGTAACGCTTATAGCCCTTCGTGCCACTGAGTGATTTAAATTGTTTACGTATGCCTTCAAGACGATTACTTACGCCCTCAAGTACATTCTGTGTGTCTTCACTGATTAGTGAACTTTTCTTTGCATAGTTACGAAATTTTGTAAGCTCTGCAAACTCTTCTGATAGTGCAACAATATGTGTACCCATGTCATCATGTGGAACCCCACCTTCTTTGACATGTCTTAGCATAGCACGTGCCGCACTTAAATTAGTGCCTGGAAATTTATAACGTTCGCCGTCTGCGTTCTCAATAAACAAACTGTGAATATTGCGACTGCGGCTTCCACGTACTTCCTCGTCAACATGCTTTTTGTGTTTAATAATTAAACGGGCATTTTCAAGAGCTTGGTAACTACTCTTACTGCTGCCATATGGTTTGCTAAAACTTTCTTGTACATTCATTTCACTATCCTTTTTCGCCTGGAAGGCAAAATCTCTTGGTTCAATATCCTTGCCAAATGTTCGCAATGTATATTCTATAATATTTCTATTCGCCAAATTTCGTAAGTTATTAAATAATTTACGTAATCCATCTACATCGGTACTTTTACCAAGGCCTATTTTTAATTCTGTTTTTTCTTCGGAGACATCCAAGTTGATCATCATTTTGTTTTCCGCATTATAAAAACGCTTCGCTTCCATTGGATCAACTGTGCTTTTGCCGTCACTGGTAAACAACTCAAGGACCAATCCATGCCCCTTAAGGATCTTAAATACTTGCTCGCCAACTTTATCTATATTAATCGCCATACACTTATTTATGCTTTCAGTCTATATAAGCCCGATTGGCATCGGAGCAAGATATTCATCATCTCCAAAGCTATCACGCATATCTTCAAATGTGTTCTCATCATACTGACTAATTAGCATAGTCATACGCACTGCCAACAAGGTACTCATTACCAAATCATCAGTTTCGCCTTCTTTAGCGGCATAACTTGCGCCACGTGCCACAAACGTTTTAACTTCGCTTAATAGACGCTTACTTTTTATTGTTAGCTTGTCAGTTTCCACCCACTGCTTAAATTTAGCACATGCGGTAAGTTTACTGCGGTTAGTTGTGTTAAATCCTCGACGAAA